TATTGATTTTGACCATCACTTGCTTGTCTAAAAGGCATTGTGTAATCTGCTGATGTATCAGCAACACCAATAACTGTGCTACCTCGTAAAAGATTAATAGGTTGATTGGCAGATGAACCTCCACATACCCAAGTTTGCACTTCAACTAAAATTTTTGAGCTAGTTGCTGATGGAGTTATAGAAACTGACATGCCAGTTATATCTACAAAACTAGATGAAGTTGTTGAAGTAGTATCAGTTTTAGCAGTTTGCAAAACTTGCGCTACTTTACCAAAAGCTGTTGGTACTGTTGTGCCTTGATTAGAAAGCGTAGCTCCTGAAGGAATACTAATAGTATCACCTGATTGGCCCACGGTAATGGTACCTGTCCCGGTTCTCTTGAGTATTGTGTCAACTTTAAGTGTGCTCATTAAGAAACTCCTGCTAATCTATAAGCACCAAAACCTGTATTGTATGTATCTGATGTGTTTAAATTTGATCCGTGATTATGATATAAAACTGCGTTTATATAATCTGAACTACCATTTAAATAAGTTATACCTTGTGAATTTCCATAAATAACATCTGTTCCATTTTGTCTAACTTGAAATTGAGAAAATTTATTTCCATCACTACTTCCATTTTTATACAAACCTATTCTATAAATATTACCACTATTTAAAGATACTAAACCAACATACATAAAAGCAAAATAATATCCTGCTGTTTGAGGTGTAAATTTATAAGTGCTTGTATCAAAAGCGCTATTAGTATCATATCCTTTAATTCCTCCAGTTGTTCCACTATCATTATTAAATGCTAATACTGTATTTGTATCATTAGCTATTGATTGCCCTGCACTCATGTAAGACATAAAAGATGGAGCACTGTCGTCACCAAAACCCGTAGCGGTCCCTGCGTTAGCGATCGTTACCCCAGACGGCACGTTTATCGTGTCACCTGAAACCCCTAACGTGATGGTAGTCGTGTTCGTGCTACCAATTTGCATGGTAGACGTACCAGACCTAGTATCAATAGTATCTACTTGAATCTTACTCAATTATTACTCCTTTAAGACTTAGGGTTAGCATCTTTGATCGCTTTGATTCGCACTTTCCATGCGTCGATATCTTTATATATCTCATCAAGTTGATCGCCAATATCACCATAAGCTGCTTTTCTTGTAGCTCTTACAGTATTGTTTGACTCTTCAGTATCGCCAGCCGTATCATGTGCTGCTAGTTGTGCATCAGTTGGCTTATCTAAACCATCGACGGTCCAGCTCGCTATATACGGGCCTTTACCGTCCGAATCATCCTGTAAAGCCACATTTCCTCCTGGACCAAAATCAGCAGTTTTGCTGTTCGCTTCACAGTAAAGCTTAACTTTAGTTGATAGACTTGCCATATAGACCTCCTTTAATTTTTAATATCATTATACGTTCCCCTTCAAGAATGTTTCCCAAGAAGATTTAACTTCATCTGTCCATTTTAAATTTATAATATCTTTTATTTCTTGTGGCTCATTAGAAGTATCTGTCCAAACTGTTGTTACTTCATTTGTATCTGTATTTTTATCTAAGACACAAGGACATAAAACTCGTCTATGTCTCACAGTATTGGTAACTACACCATCTTCTTTATAAATAATATCTTCGGCAATTTGTATGATATTATAATCACCTACTATTTCTGTTCTTGCTATTTTTGTTTCTTTAGTTATTGCCATGTTATGCCTTATAAATAATTGTAAATCTAATTTCTTTGTTTGCCCCAAAATCATTATAATTAACTGAGCTTCCTGAAGCGTCAGTAAATTCAACATAATTTGTATTGTTAACTGTTTGTGCTCTCATTGCTTGTGATGAATTTGTATAATTTATAAGCAAACCTCCATGTCCATTTATAGCAGGACTATTTGATATGGTAAATGGTAAACCTGCAATAGCCATAACAGAACTATCACTTGAACCATCTGTTCCTATTCTACCACCAGCTACTACTAATTCACCAATTTTTGTATACTCTCCACTAGCTACTTGATCAGTGCCACCATAATTACTAAAAGTAGGTGTCCATGTTCCTTCTTCATAATCATTTAATAAATTTGATGCTGTTGCAGAATTAACTCCTAAATAAATTCCTGAGCTTGCACTTGCAGGTAATAAATTATTTGAACTTGAAGACCAACCTGATATACCAAATCCTGTTCCTGCTGTAACGCCAGAACCTAGACTTACTGTATCACCTGAACTACCAAGTTCTAATGACGTTCCTGATTGTGGATCTAATTTGTCGACGAATAAAGTTCCCATTATATTACCGTTAATGTTCCTGCTACTGTCACTGTTCCAGTGTAATTAACTGGTCCAGCCACAAAAGCATTTTGTGTTGCTGTTATTGTTACGTTTGAAGTAATTGTTGCTAAGTTTAAATACATACCGTTAAAGCTTGGGTTAATTGCAGTATGGTCAACGCTACCAGTAGCTGGTGTTTGGTAACCTACAGCTGCTCCAATAAATACTACATATGCTGCATCAGATCCTGCTAATGTACTAGATCCAGTAGATAATGTTGTACCACTTGCAGTGTAATCTACATCTGGTTTTTGAACAACGTTATTAACTACGAATCTTACAGAAGAAGAATCAGAAACTGATTGGTTTAAAGAAAAGCTTTGAGCAGAACCATCACCAGTGATAGTCTGAGTTGCCATTGATTTAAATTCACTTGAACTACCTGGACCTATATACGCCATGACTCTCCTACGTGCTTATACTATCTATATACGATACCCAAACATTCAAACTATTCGCTGTATCCGATTTTGCCTTCAAAACGTCAGTGCTTTGAAGCACAACTTTTGAACCGCCATCAATCAATTCTATACTAGATCCTTGAGGAATGCTTACATTTTTTACAATGTAAGAATCAGCTGATCCACCACTAGCTGTGCTAGTAATATAGACATCTGCTTGAATTGTTTGTGTTACTATGTTTGCTAATCTTATGCCTATTATAGCGTCGTCTGAGTTAGAAGTTATTATAGTACGTGCAGTTGTACCAATAGCTACGTCTCCCGAACCATCCGCTGCAACAGCTCTTTCAAAATCCTGTGCCATACCTTACCTATATCATAGCGCCACAGACATTGCAATTACAAAGCCGGCACTTACGCTGCTTGATGTTGCCCATTCTGGTGCTGTTGCTCCTGCGTTCATCTGTAGAACTTGGAGTGCTGAACCTTTCGCTAACCTTGCTGGTGTATTATTTGCGGAGGCATACAAAATATCTCCTGCAGTAGTTAGTGTCATGTCCATTGTTTTACTTGCTGGAAACGTACAAAATACATCTTTTGTCCCTGCGCTAAAATCAACAGCACTATCGCTGTTAGAGCTAGAGATTACAGATCTACCTGTTAAAGTGTCCGGTGCTGCGTCTGTGATAGTTCCTAGTCCTACTTCCCACTCATTTGCACTTTGGTGTGCAATAGCGTAGTAGGTAGTATTTGAATTACCTATTCCAGCTACAAAACCTTCAAACCCTGAAACAGCGCCTGCTAAATTTATAGTGCCTGTGCCAGTGCTTGTCGTCGTTTCCTTTACGCGATCGTTTAATACTAACGCCATGTTATTCCTATGCTAATCTTAATATAGCATTAGATGCGTCAGCTGTTGGGAATTGAATTGTAAAAGTACCACTTGTACAAGTTTTGTCCCCACCGAAATTCAACACACATACAGATTTATTACTCTCTGAACTGTTATAGATCAAAGCGCCATAAGCTGTAATAGTTGCTGAAGTCCAAGACGTATCTGCGAAATCACATACCGCAGTTGTTCCATCTGCTACTGGTGTAACACTTGTTAAAGTATTCCCACCTGCTGAATAACCAGAACCGGATACTTCGTTAGTTGCTGTACCATCGCCATAAGTAGCTGTTGCTGCAGCTAAAGATGAAGAGTTAGTGTACAAAGCAATTTTAAAAGTATCACCACTGGAAGCAGTGAAATTGTGCGTTCCTTGTAACACCTGAGTTTTAAAACTTGTTGTTACAGTTGATGATGATATTGCCATTTTATTGTCCTCCTTCTATAGGTCCTGTTGGACCTGGTTTACTAAAGCCTGGTAAGAATGATGGACGTGGCATTCTAATAACCCCACTCTGATGTTCATCACGTCTTCCGCGACCAATTTGTTGCGCAGCGACTTCTTGTAAAGCCATTTCATACGATTGATTATACATTTGCAGCATTTCTGCTGGACCTTTCAAATATTTGAAAGCTTCGACAAGGCAGCCATACAACATAAGTGCAGGTGCGTTATCACCAAGCCAAGTATTGCTATTAGTAGAAGTTAATCTGTCAGGCAATTTAATTAACCCTACTTCTACATAATTAGCAGTAGCTGGCGTTGGAACTACATATATAGTATTATAATCCCATTGTGAATAATATTTTGGTGTTCCTGTAGCATCTCTATCTGGCCAATATTCATTCATAAATGTAACATCTCTTTGTTCTAAATATGTTCTATCTCCTGTGCCAGCAGCAGGATATATCATAACACTTCTTATAACAGAAAACTGAGTAGGAATTGTAGTTCCTCCACCAGGTAAAGTTATAAAACCATTTCCTACTGTAAAGTTAGAATATTGATAAGATCTAAAAACAGGTAAATCTATATCTCTTAAAATTTTATTTTCAGTGTGCTCAATAATATCATTGACAATAGTATCAGTTAAAACATCGCTAGATGTTTCAGTATAATCTCTTATTTGTTGTACTAATTCAGTGTAAGTTGTCATGCGCTCACCGTAGTTGGTCCAATAAATACCACACTTCCTCCACCTGCACCAGTGGCAGAAGGGGTAGAAGTAATTGTTATATTAATAAAATCATCCGTTACACTTGTTGGAGTAAATCCTGAAGCAGACATTAATTCAGAAGGTGGTACACCAAAACGATTAGTACCCATCACTCCCATTCCTTGAAACTGGGTTGTAGTTCCTTCAGTTCCACTATTTGCTGCATCCCAAAACATAATTGTATCAGAAGTTGTATAAGGATGACCCGGAGAAAAAATAGAAACACTTTTACTTCCAGCTGTAAATCTAAACGGATTTGGGGGAAGTAATTGAGTAGTTGCTGGTGCTATACGTGCAGGTCTTGGGTGTTCTAACGCTTGAGGATCTGGAATATGTTCATGAGGCATTAATTGAGGTGCCTTAGGTTCATACTCACTTGTATGCACCCACATACCATTCCATTCTTGCACCATTTCGTTGTAGGGAAATTGTAATCCACTACGATCGGAAATAGCTATTGCATATTTTCCTTTAGCGTAAGCCATTTACTATACTACCATTTACTATCGTTAGGTCCAACCCAATGATATTTACCACCTTTTGTAGCAGCACCCATCCCTTGAGCCGTTCCACTAATAGTTCCTTTAGCAATTTTAATCTCTTTTCCACCTAACTCTCTATTAGTTCCTGTTGGTGCATTTCCTTTATCAGTTGCTGCTCCAACATTTTTAATAATGGAAGGTGTACTTATTTGACCTCTACCGTAATGACCTATTTTTTTAGTAGATGCATCACGAGTATTTGCCTGTTTATTCCATCGTGGGTTACTCATTAGTCCTCCTTTTTACATTCACAGTTTCCACAACTGCATTGTCCACCACAGCATGATCCGCCGTTACTACAATGACATTCATGGTCACAATGTTTACATATTGGCATATTACCTCCTATGGTATATACGCTTGCGCCGGTTTAACTCTAAACGAGACTCTTTCTCGGTTAGCATCAGCGGTTCTCTCAAATTCCTCATCATATACCGCTTTTAACCCTGATGTTAACATCGGGGCTCTTTTTAAAGAAACATAATAAGCTAATCCAGAAACTAAACAAGGAAGAAAATAGAAAGGCACATCTGCAGTATTTGAATAGGCACCTGCATCCATGATTCTATTTATATAGAAATACTTCATTATGTAAGCTTTATCGGGGTTAGGATAAACAAATAAAGTCATGTCGTGCTCAGGTCTTCCTGTGCTAGTAGATCCATTAACGGTCACTTGACCATTAATTAAACAAAATTGTGTTGGTCTAGCATCACCTGTATTAGTTTCTCTCTTTCTGCTTAAATTCATGTATTCTGTTCTGGAAATTTTAGTGATTGCTACATCTGTAGTATTTTGATCACCATCTAAATTTGCAGTTGCATTAGCTGTCGTTGTTATTGTTGCATCAATAATATCTACAACTTTTTGATCAACAGCATAATAATTTGTACCAGCAGTCATTGTTTGTGTTGCGTAATCAATGGTCCATAAATTTAAACCACGATTAGCCCAATCAGAAAACATAAGGTTTAAAGATCTTCTAGCAGTTCTTAAATCATAACCGCTTCTTACTTCAAGACCGCATCTTTCAAATGCTTCTTCTATAATTTCCTCTATCGAGAGGTTAAATGTTCTCGTACCTGAATAAGCCATTTAAACCTCTACGAGATAGCGTCGTATTCTTTTATAAACTCAATAACTATACTAGCAGTATCGTCGTTAGTAACAGAAGAAAAGTTAATCAAAACATCGCCAGAATAGTTAGTTGCTTTTGTGTTCTGTAAAGTTCCTATAGAACTAAAGTCCGCATCATCAGCGTGATTACAAGACCATGCAACTGGATTTGTTCCACTGTTATCCCACTCTACTAAAAGTGTTTTAGCAGGAGCAGTAACGCTAGAACTCCACCACATTTTATTTATATTTACATAAGTACAAGCTGTTCCATCAGCTCTTGCATTAAGAGCCGACGCATCCACTTTATATGTTTCAGCTGTGGCAGATGCTATTTTAGCGGTGAATGAAAAGATAGCTTTTCTATCTCCATCAAATAATTTTTTTACGTATTGTGCCATTTAATTCCCCTTGTAAGAGGGTGGGGCCATTACTCCCCACCCACGGTTATATTATTTTACCAAGTATCTCCTGAAGCAAGGTTTTTACCTTGCATAAAGTCAATCTTGATCCATGCTTGACCAGCAGTAGATAATGCTCCAGTTGGAGTATAAGTCAATACTGCTTGTACATCTGAGTTATAAGAAACTCCGTCTGCACCAGTCTCTGCTTGAAATACACTTTTCCACGATGCAGTTTGTGTAGCATCCACAGTTACAGCTCCACCAGTATTACCAGTAGTTGTAACTGCACGCGTAACACCAGTAGCAATGTCTGCTAAATAATCCGGATCATCAGATTTTCCAATTTCCATTGGATCTGCTGTTCCAGCATTAAACGCTTCTGCTACCCATATCTTAATACCAGTAATGGTAGATTGATAAGGAATAGTTCCTAACGCTCTGCAATAAACATCTCCTGCCACAGCCGCTGTTCCCACAGTAATATTACCAGTGGTAGCGCCACTTGTAGCAATTTTAGTTACACTTTTAAAGTTAGCTGCTGTGCTATCAGTAGTATAAACAGTTCCACTATTTGGTCCTGTTATAGTTTCGCTTAAAGCTTTTCCATTAACATCTGTTCCTGTAACGGTAAATGTAATTCCTGAATCATTACCATCACTTGTAATGCCAATTTTTCTTGCCCACGCTCCGTCAGCAGTTGTTGAAACTGCACTTCCAAGAGCTGGTGCATAAA